CACCTGACAAACTATGACCACGTAAAGCTTTTAGAACTTTTAAGACTTTTGATGCTGATTTAACTGCGCTCATCGTGTTAATGCCTCCAGCTTGTTTGCACGTTCATCACGAATTTGTCTTTGATACTCAAAGTTTTCTCTTGCGTTGATGTATTGCGTGTCATTTAGACAATCTAAGTAAGCGAGCGCTTCTGCTTCAGCCTTACTCAATTCTTCAAAATTTGTAGTTACACGCATGCTTTCGATACGTTTCACCATTTTCTTAATCGGTGCGGTAGAGATATCGCTATTAATCGTTGGAATACGCATGTAAGTCTCCAACAGGCACTTCTGCGAGTGCTTTGTATTTCATGGATAAAATTTCTTTACGTAATAGCTTGTTGTCACACTCGGCAATGAACCAACCGAAATAACCAAATACGATTACGAAGATCAAAATATGTGTAAGCAAAGTTTGTTTATTTTCTTTTTGTCTCATGTCTTTCTCCTTGTGCAAAAATGTGCAAAAATGTGCAAATTACTGAACAGTTGATGTTTGTTTAGGTGCTGGCTTAAGACCAAGCAAGACTGCAATTCGATGACCTTTTCCACGTTTTGCTTTTGCTTGACCATTCAATACCTTATAGACATCTTGTGGTTCAAAACCGTTTGAAATAGCCCATTCAGCAAAGGTTTTGCCTGCATTGTCAAAATCATTTCTGACCTGTTCTGGGGTTTTAATTGGCATCGTAAAAACCTCTTATTTGTGCGATTAAAGTAGATTTAAGTTGAATACTATAATTGCTCAATATATTGAGCAAGTCAAGCTGATATTGATCATTAAATTGATCACAAAATACTAAGGTGATTTATTTTGAGCATTTTTACTGAGCGATTGCGCAAAGAAATTGATCGAATTGGTGTAAGTGAGTTAGCAAGATCTACTGGTTTTGCCCGCAATTCGCTATATAACTGGTGCGAAAAAGGAAATATTCCTTTGGATAAATTGCTTTTATTAGGCGAGTTTGGTGTAGACGTTGAATATGTAGTATCAAACAAGTCTAGTTCTGCTCAAAATATTGGGCAAAATCTTAAATTTGAAGATGAGTTCGATTTAGTTAATGTCTATGATGTTGCGATATCAGCTGGTCATGGCTCTATCTGTACTGGTGATGCTCAACCAATTAGTAGATTGGCATTCAGAAAAGATTGGCTGGCTCGTCAAGGTTATCATGCAAAAGATTTGTTGATCGTTTATGCAACTGGCGATTCAATGTTTCCAATTATTCAAGACAAAGACCCACTCCTAGTAAATACGGTAGATAAATCATTAACTGATGGTTTTATCTATGTTATTCGTACAGGTGAGCACTTTTGGGTAAAACGAATACAGCGTCAGATTGATGGGTCAATTTTGTTGATTTCAGACAACAAGACATATCCACCTATGCCGCTTGATTTACATGAGGCATCAGATGTAGAAATATTAGGAAGATGGATTCCTCCAAGCCGTGGTACTTTTTATTAATAATAATTTGGGGATAATTGTGAAAAATGAATTTGAATGGTTAAAGTGGGTTGGGCTTATTCTAGTTATAAGTATTTTGGGCGCAGTAGTTTATTTAGTCCAAAGTGATAAAGGTAATTTACCAAAATCGAATGAAGTACAGGAGCAAGATAATCAAAAAGAATACAATCAACAATTAGATCAAATCACTACTGCTGTAGGCGATGCTCAAGTTGAAGCGCAGCAGGCTAAAGAAAATCCGCCGATTTATGAACCCTTGGATTTAGAACAAACAACTAGATTTATTGATCGTCTAGAAAAACTTATGGCTGAAGACTCCAATGTAAACCTAGATTATCTACCCGAAGTTGCAGCACAAAGTCGAAAATATAATGGACTTATTGAAGAAGCTGAATCTATTTATGGAACAAATGATATTGCAAATTCTTTGAGATATTGCACGGCAATGGTCTCTTATGCTCGTGAAATGTGGAG